TTGGTTTAGTTATATTGGCAATAGGAGCTGCAATTGCAATAGGAGTACTACTTTATAAAAACTGGGATGAAATAAAGGTAAAAGCTGGCGAACTATGGTCGAGTGTTACAGGTACATTTGATAAAATCAAAACTAGTGTAACTGAAAAAATTAATAGTGCAAAAGATGCAGTAGGCATAGCAATAGAAAAGATAAAAGGTTTTTTTGATTTCAAATGGGAATTACCTAAAATAAAACTGCCCCACTTTAATATATCTGGTAAGTTTAGTTTAGATCCTCCAAGTATACCTTCTTTTGGTATCAATTGGTATAAGGAAGGTGCTATTTTTAATAGACCATCTATAATAGGTGTTGGTGAGGGGGGTCAAGAAGCCGCATTGCCAATTGAAAAACTTGACAGTATTATGGCAAATGCCATTGAGAAAGCAGGTGGTAGCGCTAAATCTCAAATTATTGAAGTTACTTCACCAATTTATTTAGATGGAAAAGTAATAGCTAAAGTAGTTTCTGAATATCAGAGTGAAGAACTAAGAGGTACAAGTAGAGGAAGGGGAATTAAACTATGATAGGATTCAAATTTAGAAATATTCATTCCTCTAATTTTAAAATTGGTGCAAGAAGCATTGACAGAAGTTTGATTCCTGAACTAAGGAAAAATGAATTTATAATACCTGGCAGACATGGAACTATAGACTTTGGTTTAAATACTTATGAAAAAAGGCCTATACAAGTTGAAATTGGATTAGTAAAAAATGCTACTTTTGAAGATTTGAGAAAAAGCGCAAGAGATATCGCTAGATGGCTAAGTGGTAAGGGCATGTTAATATTTGATGATGAGCTTGACAAATCTTATGATGCAAGTGTATATTCTTACGTTGGAATTGAGCAATTAACTAAAATGCCAGCTGGTAAAATTACAGTAGTATTTGAATGTCAGCCCTTTGCGGAATCTTTAGAATATAGACAAGTTAATACTACTTTATCAAGTAAACCTTCAAATGTTGAATTAACTGTTAATGGAACAGCAAAGACAGGATGTATTATAACAATAAAAAATACAGGAACAATCGATATAAACAATATATCAATAACAAGAAAGGCGGCGATTGAATGAGTGCAGCAAGTAACTATTTAGAGGAAGCAACGCTTAATTATTTTTTTAGAAATGTAGCAGTGGCACAGCCAACAGCTATATATTTAGCACTATATATAAATGACCCTACAGATGCGGATACAGGAACAGAGGTTAGCGGTGGAGCATATGCTCGTAAACAAATCACTTTTGGAGCTCCATCACAAACAGGAGATAAAGGAGTTATATCAAATAATCAGAAAGTAGAATTTGACATAGCTACTACTGATTGGGGAAACGTATCAAATTGGGGTATAAGGACAGCTTCTACTGGCGGTAATTTACTTTGCAAAGGTAGTTTCAGCAGAGTTGAAAATGTATTAATAGGCAATAGATTAACAGTTGAAATAGGTAATATACAAGTAACATTAGAATAGGAGGGTTAATATGTTTAATAGACAACCCTTTAACAGATCAGTTCAAGAAGGATTATCATCAAATGGTTTAGCACTCATGAAAATGGGTGCTACTGCTATTTTAAACAAAGATATTTATGCTAAATCTGATAATTCAAATTTAAGGTTACAAGGGAATTTAGCATTAACAAAAAATATATTTGTTAGTAGCATTGCTTCAGCTAAAATAAACGGAACAATTAATGCTACTAAAGTATTTATTATTATCGGCAATAATGCTGATATGTTATTTAGTGCAAGTGTAAATCAATCCTTATCCGGTGAAGCAGTTATTAATTTACAAAACATAATTTTAAAACCAGGTGAAGAATTAATCATTAATACGATTGATATGACAGTAACATTGAATGGTCAAAATGCAATGCAGTATTTTACAAATGAAAGTGAGTTTTTTAATTTGTTGGCTGGATTAAATACTTTGATTTATAGTGACAGTAATGCAAGCAGAACAATATTATTTGATGTTATTTGGAAAGATAGGTGGTTATAAGTGGACAACATTATTAGAGTATATGACAGAAACATGAAAAAGCTTGCTTATCTTGAAAATGCTCGCAATATAGGTTATGACCTTACATTAAACGAACTATGGTATTCTAATTTTACTATGCCAGCTGATGATTCTAAAAATATATATTGCCAACCTTTTAATTATGTTGAGATTTATGATGGTAGAGAACGAATAGAATTATTCAGAATTATGCCTACCAAGTTAACAAGAAATACACAAGGAAATATTGTTTATGAATGTGAGCACGTACTTGCTACTTTGTTAGATGATGTACTATTCCAATACCATCAAATAGGAAATATAGATGTTGGGACAACTACAGTATTAAGGTACGTTTTAGACAGACAAATAGATAAAAGATGGCAATTAGGTACCTGTGAATTTGATAGAAGATTTGAATATAAATGGGAGAATGAAAACTTATTAGTAGCACTATTTAGTGTTCCAGAATGTTTTAACGAGGGCTACAGGTGGGAATTTGACACTACTGGTAGTGTATGGAGAATACATTTAAAAAAATTACCAACAAAATTCAAAGCAGATATAACCTATAAAAAGAATATGTTAGAGATACAAAAAGAGTTAGATCCTACAACTATAGTAACAAGGTTATATTGTCTTGGATATGGTGAAGGTGATAATCAACTAGGAATTGAAAGTGTTAATAATGGAATTCCATATTTAGAATCTAACGGACAAACTACCACCTGGGGCATAAAATCAAGCATATTAGTCGACAGAAGATTTGAAAGCCCTGAAACATTAAAAGCTTATGGTCAGTCTTTATTAAACCAATTAAAGAATCCTTATAAAAGTTATACAACTACAGCAGTAGACTTATATAGAAAATCACCTGAGAAATATGAAAAATTCTTTCCAGGTGATATTGTTAGAATTAACGATAAAGAAGATGGCATAATAGAAGATTTACCGATAGTAAAGGTTACAAAGGGAGACATAACAGGTAATCCTGGAGACATACAAATAGAAATCGCAAATAAGTCAAGAGACATATCAAGCAGCATTACAGAAATGGCAGATAGAACAAGAATTAATGAAGTGTATGCGCAAGGTGCTACTAATCAAATGTTAGTGCCTTTTGCTGATAATGCAGACAATGATAATCCTGCGGTTCTTAGAATTTATATTCCTGATACAATGGCACGTATCAATAAGTGTATACTTAACTATCAATTAGAAGCCTTTAGAGCCTATTCTAAGGCCATAGAAGGTGGAGGCGGTACGACTGAATCCACTTCTGATGGTGGAGCAAGTTCACAGACAAGCTCATCGGGTGGAGGTGGTACTCAAACTAGCTCAAGTGGTGGAGCAATATCAGAAACAAGTGGAAATCCTACACCGTTAGAAAACAAGCCTAATTGGTGGGGATATATAGGTGAAAGAGGCGGTCATAATCATGGTATACCTGCCGGAACAAGGCTTCTTACAAGTATTGATGGGAGTTCGGTAGGATGGGTACCTGCATCAGACCATGATCACTCTTTCATGAATCATGGTCATGACATAATTATTCCTACTCATAGACACGATATTGACATACCGGATCATACCCATAATATTAGCATCCCTAATCATTTGCATAATATTACTATTCCAGACCACACCCATAACTTACAATTTGGAATATACAGGGGGACAACAGCAAACACAGTAACAATAAAAGTTGATGGAAATTTAATGCCAGCAATACAACAAGGGCAAGACATAAATATAGTGCCTTACTTAAGTGTTGATGATTCAGGTAAAATACAGCGTAATACATGGCATACAATTGAAATAGTACCAGATAAATTGACAAGAATTATAGCAAATATATTCATGCAAATATTTACAAACTCGAGAGGAGGCGGTGATTACTAATGCCACAACAAACAATGTACCCTGGCATGGTCAACAGCCCTATAACAACAATAACTAATAACATAAGTGCAACTGATACAATTATTTATGTTTTAGATGATACAAAGATACCTGCGCCACCTAATTTATTAGTTTTAGGTGGAAGTTTACAGAGTGCCGAAACGGTTTTATTGACAGCGAAAGATGGAAACATGCTGACTGTTCAAAGAGGCTTGCAAGGTACAGCTATTGCGTGGAATGCAGGTGTAACAATAGCAAGAAATTTTACAGAGTATGATTATCAAATGTTGAAAGAAAATATTGAAGACCTTGCGGAACAAACTAACTCTTTTGTGAACGGAACAGCAATACTAAAGACCATACCGTCGGCATTATCCGCATCTAATTTTAATGAGATAGTAGAAAATGGTATATATCAAGTGGTTGCAGGTAGCAACACTAATAATAACGGAGTTGGGTATGGTAGTTTAATGGTAACGAGCGCAAATGGCTATGTCGTTCAAAGACTATATGATATGGTTGCAGCCACCGAGTCTATAAGAAGATATGATAATATAACATGGACTGCTTGGAAGAAAATAGCTACAGATAAACAAGAAGACTGGATAACTGCAACACTACTGAATGGTAGTACAGGTACCTTGCAATATCGTAAAAATCAAATAGGACAGCTAGAATTAAGGGCGAATATAACTGTTGGAACGGTGGCAATCGGTACAGAAATTGCAGTTTTGCCTATTGGATATTTTCCACTTGAACATACAGTAATACCAATATTTGATAATGTAACAGGCTTAGCTGGCTACGAATTATTAATTGGTTTCAATGGAGCCATTGGTATTAGAAGCATCTTAACAGCAGGAAATACATATACATTTACATCAGTTATTACTATGTAGGAGGTTATGATAATGTTAAAACAAGTATATGAAATTGATATAAATAATTGCTTAAAAGAAATTCATGTGAAAGAATTTGACGAACAAGGAAATTGCACTGAAAAACTTGCAGACAATATTATCACTATAGATATTTCACAAGGTTTATATCGTGCAAAGTGGAACGGAACAAAATGGCTTGAAGATATGCCGCAAGTAGACA